ATGAAAAAGTTTAAGGCGGAAGATTATAAAATTGAAATTATGAAGGCGCCTGAAGATGAAGGAGGATATCTAGCTTATATACAACAATTAGATTGTTGGGGCGATGGTGAAACTGTAGAGGAAGCTATGGCAGAGGTTATCGCAGTAGGAAATGATATTATAGATATTGCTATAGAAGATGGTGTTAGTTTGCCTATACCAAATAAGTTTAAAGAAGAAGAATTTAGTGGTAAATTGAGTTTAAGATTACCTAAGTTTTTACATGGAGAACTAGCAAGAATTGCTGAAGAAGAAAATTGTAGTATAAATCAGTTAATACAAAGTTATATAAGTATTGGTATTGGGAAAAGTTTTGGAGATAAAAAAATTACGATAAATGTTGTTAATAAAAATGGCGTTGGAGATATACAAGAATCAGTTATTAAAAAAAGTGATGATATTTGGATGAGGAATATATATAAAAATGCAGATAGGAAATTCTATAATAATTAGTTAGGAGTGAAATAATGGGAAAGCAATTAGGGAAATTAGAAGATAGAAAAATATTTTTAAGAAAAATAAAATTTAGAGATATTATTACTGATACTGATGCTGACATAAATTATAAATTAAATATGCAATATAAAATTGTTGAGAATAAGAATGGAGTAGTAAATATAAAAGTTAAAGTTTATTCATTATTTGTACCAGAGTTTCTGTTTAAATCTTCTATGGATTTTAATGTGGTACTTGAATTTGAAAAAGAGGTAGAGAATGAAGATATTATTTCTAATATTGAAGAGCTAATGGATCCAGTAGCTTCAGAAGTTAGTTATTTATTGGGGACAATTACTAAAAGTATGAATAATAATATTCCATTAATTCTTCCACCAGTTATAGATGATATAAAATTAATAGAGGAATAATTTTAAAAAAGGAGGCAGAGTTATTGTTTAATCTGTCTCCTTTTGCAATATCTTTATAGTCTTATCTTAAATTTAATTTGTTTTGTATCACTATTATAAGTAAAGTACTCAACTAAATTTTTTATCATATTTCTTTTTATTTCAACATCATCTATAAAATCAATAGTGTTTTTAAATAAATTTAAGCTTTCTATGAAGGCTTTTTTATTTTCTGTTTCATCTTCAACAATGAAGGATTTTATAGATAAATCATTTATGTTTTTTTCAATAACTTCGTTATCACTTTTTAAATTCTTAATTTCACTTTGAATAGCTTTAAGAATATCAATATCATCAAGTAAAGCTATCTTTTTTATAAGTCCAGAGATAATTTTATTATTTTCATTTAAAGATTTATTTAATAGATTTTTTTCTTTTTCAATGCTTGCAGCGTTAATAGAATTTGATTTGCTTTTAAAATTATCAAGCATTTTTATATTAAAGTTTTTTAATAGATCTATTACAAAAGCTTCAGCTTTATCTGAATTTAACATTTTGCAAGTACATCTTTTAGATGCTCTATTTTTAAGCTCACATCTATAATATCTTTCATATTTATTGTTTTTAGGATTATTTCTACTCCAGGAGCACATAGAAGAACCACAATGTTCACATTTTAATAATCCAGACAATAAAAATTTATTACCAGTACCAGATTTATTATTAGATTTTTTTCTTACAGCATCTAATATTTGCTGACATTGTATCCATTTATCAGAAGGAATTACCCCTAAATGGCCTCCAGTTGAAATTATCCATTGATCCATAGGATTATCCTTCCTACCATTTTTACGCTTGTTATAAGCCATAATACCATTACTAGAATTAGCATTACCTTCAATGGTAGAGCCTTTAGATTTAAAATATTCAAAAGCTTTTTTATCAGCAGTACAATACACAGGATTAGTTAATATCTGTAATACTGTATTACGGCTAAAATCACCACCATTTTTTCCTTTAATGCTATTAGTACATAGATAACGAGCAATGGGGCTGCAACTATGTTTTTCAATATACATATTATAAATAAGTTTTACTATTTCAATTTCTTCATCTATAACTTCAAGAGAATACATTTTCTTCTTATGGCCATTACTTTCATAAACAACAGGAATAGATTTAAAACCTAATGGGCAAGTACCACCTAGCCATCTACCAGTTTTAGAAAGTTCAAGCATATTATCTCTTATTCTTTCAGCAATAGTTTCACGCTCCATTTGAGCAAAAGTTGCAGATATATTAATCATGGCTCTACCCATAACAGAAGTTGTATCAAATTGTTCAGTTATAGAAATAAAGTTGACGTTATTTTCTTCCAATATCTTTAGGGTAGAAGTAAAGTCAGCTACATTTCTTGAAATTCTATCAAGCTTATAGCAAACTAAATAATTAAATCTTCTCTTTTTAACATCTTTAATTAATTTTTGAAACTCAGGTCTATTAATATTTCCACCACTAAAGCCTTCATCTTGATATATAATAAACTCAATATTGTCTTCTAGGTGAAGATTAGAAAAATACTTTTTACATAATTCTATTTGGTTATTAATAGATTCACCTTTTTCTGATAATCTAGATTTTCTAACATATATTGCAGCTCTAATTTTAATCACCCCTTTGTATATAATATTCACTAAAACTCTTAAAAATTAAATTGATGTAGGTTAAACTATAAAGGTTAATTAATTTATTAGAACTACACAGTACACTGGTTATATTGTATTTCTTTACTCATAAAATCTTCTTTTATAGACTTGTACTTATTTTCATCATGAACTATGGATAAAATTTTATATTCTAATAGTTCATTTGTGACGTCAAAATATTCAGCCATTTCGAATTTTGAAGCAACACATTTATTTAAAGCAGCTACAAAATCTTCATCAGGTATTAAAAAATTAGCTGCCCATTTTTTAGCTATATTTTCTTTCTTATGTTTTATTAATTTATCTACATAACTCTTGCTTGGCTCTAAAAGATTACCATAGGTAGTAAAATGATGTCCTAGTTCTTCGGAGAGAATAGAAATATAAATACTAGTGTTATTTATTATTGAGTTATCTATAGCAATTATAGGGGCAATTTCATAGATTTTAAGATATAGGCCTTTTGATTTTAAATTGCTTAAGTTTCTTTCTTCATAAATGATATTTTCTTTTTCAATAATATCAAAAATATTTTCAATATTTTTCATATAACTTGTCACCCCTTATGAGAAATAATAATATAAATTATTATAAGAACATATGTTCTAAAAGTCAAATAAATTTACTTGATTGACAAAAATAAAATTATGACTAAATAATATTGTTTTATAAAAACAAACCTGGTATAATTTCAATGAAAGGAGGGGGGAAAATGTATTGTATAGATTTGTTTGCAGGAGCAGGTGGATTATCTGAGGGTTTTCAACGTAAAGGATTTAAGTTTTTTGCACATGTCGAAATGGACAAAGCTGCTTGTATGACCCTCCAAACTAGGCAAGCATTTTATTTTTTAAAGAGAAATAGAAGACTTTATATATATGAAAGCTATTTAAGAGGAGAAATATCTAGAGAAGAACTTTATAGCAACGTACCTAATAGAATATTTAAAAGTATTATAAATGCAGAAATTAATGAAGATACAATAGAAGATGTATTTGAAAAGATTGATGAGAATAGAAGAAATAGAGAAGTAGATGTTATTATTGGAGGTCCTCCATGTCAAGCATATTCTGTAATTGGCAGATCAAGAGATCCTAATGGAATGATAGGTGATAGAAGAAATTATTTATATTTAGAATACATTAAGTTTTTAAATAGATATAGACCAAAAGTATTTGTGTTTGAGAATGTATTAGGATTATTATCAGCCCAAAATGGAACTATATTTGAAGATATGAAAATTAATTTTAGTGAAGCTGGATATAAGATTGATTATAAGGTATTAAATGCTAAAGATTTTGGTGTTCTAGAAGATAGAAGAAGAATTATAATAATAGGTTGGAGAGAAGATATAGATTTTAGATACCCTACATTCAATATTAAGAGAAAAAATTTTACTATAAGAGATTTATTTAGTGATTTACCGTTTATTAATTCAGGAGAATATAATAACGAATATTTAGTGGATACAAATGAATGTTTAATAAAAACTCATGTGAGAAAAAATTGGAATGTACTATCTCAACATGAATGTAGGCTTAATAATGAGAGGGATTTATCAATATATAGAATGTATGTAGAGACTTGGAATAGTGAAGGAAGAAAACTTAGATATAATGAATTACCAGAAGAGCTAATGACACATTCTAATAGAGATTCTTTCCTTGATAGATTTAATATAGTACCATATGAAGGAATATGCCACACTGTAGTAGCACATATGGCTAAAGATGGACATTATTATATTCATCCTGATATAAATCAAAATAGATCCTTATCAGTAAGAGAAGCAGCTAGAATTCAATCATTTCCAGATGACTACTATTTTGAAAATTCTAGGACAGCTGCATTTAAACAGATAGGAAATGCTGTTCCACCATTAATGGCGGAAATGATAGCATTAAGTATAAAAAAACAACTGGAGCATATAGAGTAGCTTACCAGTTGTTTTTTATTATTTGGATATACATTTTTCTATATAAGGTTCAAATGTGTCCCATATGCTTTTTATTGTATCAAAATCAGGTCTGTAATTATAATAGTGTGCAACACCATTGAAGTAATTAATTATGGAATCTTTTTTTATTGAGGAACGTATCCTGTCACATATTTTTTTATCTAGAATACCAGAATTTGAAAAATGATTTAATACATTAAGTACACTACCCTTTAAATCATTAGTATTTATATTGATTGAATTATTACCTTCAGCAAAATATTGTGTAGATGTATCTATCAAACATCTTAATAGTAATGCCTGAGAATTTATATAGAATGAATTTAATTTTTGTAGTTCAAAAATTATTCTCTTAATTTTTTCTGGTGCTTTTTCTGAAGGAGTAAAGCTTGAGTCAATTATTATATTTTTATTAAATTTAGGTGTAGGTGGTGCTTTTTTTTCATTTCCAGAAGTACCAGAAGGTGTATCTTTCTCAGAAGTACCAGAAGGTGTATCTTTCTCAGAAGTACCAGAAGGTGTATCTTTCTCAGAAGTACCAGAAGGTGTATCTTTCTCAGAAGTACCAGAAGGTGTATCTTTCTCAGAAGTATCAGAAGGTGTATCTTTCTCAGAAGTACCAGAAGGTATATCTTTCTCAGAAGTACCAGAAGGTGTATCTTTCTCAGAAGTACCAGAAGGTATATCTTTCTCAGAAGTACCTTTATTACTATTATCTAGTTCATTATCAAATAGACCTATTTTCTCCTTTTTGTTATATAATTGAGGCCTAAATAAAGAAAGGTCTTTTTCAAAATTTTTAATAATAATTATAAGAGTTTCTTTAAGATAGTCTAAGTATTTACTGCGAATAAAACCTTCTCTACTTGTTTTTTCTTCTAACAGATTAGAATCAGGTGATTCTAAAGTAAGATAAGCATATATTTGCCTATTATTTATTCTTTTAGAAGGATTATCAAGTCTTCTTTCTGTTAATCCTAACCAATCATTTTCACCTAATCCATAAATCTTGAAATCTTTACGATAAACTGAAACTCCGCAAAAATAATTCAAAAAGTTTTCTTCAAGATTTTTCTTATTTATTTCATAATGGTTTAAAAATAGTACATCCAAATAAAATGATGAGAGAGTAAATTTAATTTTTCCTAAAGAGACATTTGAATCTAATTTAGAAAAATTTTTTCTTATTCTAGAAAAATCATTTGAAGTATATACTACTTTATCATTTAATGAAACTTTAAAGTCATAATTTAATATATTAGATCCTTCAAAAGTTGCTTCACAGTGAAAAGGAGCAGATTTAACAGCAATTTCTGGAGAGAGCGGTGATGATTTTTTGAATTCTGATGGATAAATATATTGAACATCCATATTTTTAATAGTATTAGAGTTATGTAAAATAAGGTTTTGTGTATTTGAATATATCTCATCAAGATTTATTTCATTCATTTCATTCATTATAATATATGTACCTTTAGAAGATTTAGTTTTAAATATTTCTGGAACTGGACTTTCAATAATTGATATTGTATAATCTTCAGCAGATTTATGATTATATAAATCTTTTATATCAAAAGTGAATTTATATTCATTAGAATGTTCTTTCTTAGTGATTATTGTGAAGCTATTGCAAAGCTTGAAAATACTAAATCTTCCGATTCCTTTTCCACCTAAAGTATCTACCTCATTTGATTTATTGTTAGATGCAACTACACCCCATTTGTCTTTTATTTCTTCAATACTCATACCATCGCCATTATCCCAAATAGTAATTGAGTTTTTGTAGTCACTAAAGTTAATAGTAACTTTTTTGGCATGGGCATCTTTAGAATTTTTAATTAATTCAGCAATTACAATACTATCAAGTTCAATTATTTTACTACCAAGAGCATCAGTTATAGTTCTTGGACCCATTATTAAATTAAAATTATTTGCAATTGTACTCATAAAATCTCCCTTCAATTTAAATAGTTATATTATTAATATTATGTTAAATAATTACATAACAAATGAAAAAATAATAGTGCCCTCACGAACACCTTATTTTTTATATTTAGCTTTAACATATTCTATAAAGTTCTCAATTTCTTTTTTAGCCTCGTCTGGAAGTTCATCATATTCATAATCACTATGAAGAGCTATAGTAGGCTCTTTTTTGTTTAAAATTTCATCTGCTGATTCTCGTATATCGGTATTACCCATTAGATAATCTAAAGAAACACCAAAAAATTCAGCTAATTTTTTTTTCATATCATCATCAGCTTGACGCTTATTCAATTCATATTGAGATATACGTGTTTTATGAAGACCGAAGTATGAAGCAACGTCTTCTTGTGTCATATCTTTTTCTAATCTTAGGCTTCTTAATCTTTCACCGAATGATTGCATAGAATCAACTCCTTTACAATTATATTATAATATACAAAATGACTACTTTAAAAGATGTAGACAAAAAGATTACAAAAACAAAAAAACTACTTGACAGTAGTCAAAACGACTATTATACTTAATTTAAGTAAACAAAAAGACTACTAGAAGGGAGATAATTTGCTTGTATAATAAATTAAAAAAAATTAGGGAAGAAAATAATATAAGTCAAGCTGAATTAGCAAGTTTACTTGGGTATAAGCATAAAAGTGGTTATGGTAAGTTAGAAAATGGTGATAGAAAGATATCACTTGAACAAGCAAAAATTATTTCAGAATATTTTAAGATGACAATTGAAGAAATTTTTTTTGAAAATTAGGTAAACAAAATGACTACAAGGAGGGTGAGAATATGCGAAATGGAAAAGAATTAAATCTTATTGAAAATAGAGATAGATATGCTTGTTGAGTTGAAAGAAGTATGTAAGGCTATGGAAATCCTAAAAAGACTTAATAGGGGTAACCAATAATTTTTATAAAAATATACTAGATTATAAATAGTTTTAAGGAGTATAGATTATGGCTTGTATTAAAGAATTTAAAAGTGACAAAAGTGATTTAACAGCTATTTGTTTAAATTACCCAAGCACAGAAGAAGAACTTGAAGCTTTAAGTGATAGATATTACAAGTCTATGATAGAAGGTTTAGAAAAGCAATACGGCCCAAACTGGGGCACAATTATTATGCAAAAGGTTAAGGCCGCAGATAAAGATGTTGAATAGCTTCATAAGAAAAGTATAGATTAAATATTCTTAAAAGTAGATATGTAATATTTTTCTTTATATTAATTATCTCATGTTCAATTTAACTTTTAAATTGAATATGGATAAATTTAGAAGCTACATAAATTTATTATTGTTAAGTTTTAGGAGGTATAAAAATGACAAGAGCAGTTAGTAAAGCAAATGAAAACCCTTATTGTAAAGCAAGAATTGAAGCCGCAAAATATAATTCTAAATTTGCAAGTAGAGAAAGTGCAAGTGAGGAGTTAGGTTGGAGTAAAGATTCTTTAGCTCAGTATGAACTTGGTTTATGCAAAGTTGTACCAGTAGATAAAGTTGTTATTATGGCAGATGTATATAATGCTCCAGAATTATTAAATAACTATTGTTGTAATGAATGTCCAATAGGCAAAAAGATTATACAGCCTATAGATAATGAAAATATTGATAATTTATTTAGATTTGCAGTATTAACAACTAATACTTTAGAAGAAAGCCCTAAGATCCAAAAGCTTTTATTTAAAATAGTTGAAGATGGGGTTATTGATGAATCAGAAAAAGAAGAACTAGGAACGATAATTGATTTTTTTAGCAAATTAGAAATGAGAGCATCGGAACTTAAGATATTTGCTACGAAGTTAATGTTATAGGAGGAAATATAATGAGTAGTTTATTAGGCAGATTTAAAGAAATATATGAAAGTGGGACTGATTTTAAAGTTTCCTGGAGCAACTTAGATAAAGATGGAAACCTAACTGTTGGAATAGTTGATAAAGAAGGGAATGAAAAGTTTTGGCTTCATGTAGTAGAGCGTAATGGTGAAATTCAATGGTTTTAAAATAAAAAAGAACCTTATAAAAAGGTTCATCAATCGAAAAGATACGGACCGCCATCCGTATCTCTATTATAACATTAAATAAGTATAAAGTAAAAATATAATTAGAATTATTTAGTAATTTAAGTAAGGAGATAAAGAGAATGCAATATTCATTTTTAGGATTTTCAGTTTCAAAGATGATGGAATTAAAGCTTGATATGAAAGATATGGCTATACTTAGATATTTTGTTGATTTTAGAGAAACAGGAAGAATGAAAGCTGAAATAATTGAAGGTAAGGCATATTATTGGGTTAATTATAATTCAATGGCAGAAGAAATGCCTTTCTTAGAGTTAGGTAAAAGAACAATAATGCTAAGAATGCTTAAATTAAGAGATTTAGATATTTTAACTCATTATACCAAAAAAGAAGGAGGAACTTATTCATTTTTCGCTTTAGGACCTAAATATATTGAGCTTATAAGCAGCACTAAAGATATAAAAGAAGAAAATCTTAATGAGAAAGTGACCAAGCCATCTAATGCAAGAAAGGGTGTGCATGAAAATGAACAGGGTATGCATAGGAATGAACAGGGTGTGCATGAAAATGTAGAGGGGGTGTGTGTAGAAATGAACACCGGGTGTGCATCAGAATGTACAACAAAGACTCATCTATTAAATAACTCATCTACTAAAAAAACTCTTAATAAAAAATATATAAAAAAAGATGTTGATGAGGTAGTTGAGTATTTAAACATAAAAACAGGAGCTAGATATAAATCAAATTCTAGAAATACTATTAAGCTAATATCTGCTAGATTCAATGATGGATATAGTGTTGATGATTTTAAGAAAGTCATAGATAAGAAGGTGAAGGAATGGAAAGGAACAAAATTTGAGCAATATCTAACACCACAAACACTATTTGGGAATAAGTTTGAAAATTATTTAAATCAAAAAATAATAATAGAGCATAACAGCAATGAGAAGCCAAAGTTAAGATTTAATAACTTCAAAGGCAGAGATTACGACTATGATGATTTAGAAAAAAAACTACTAGGTTGGGATTAAGGAGGAGTGTAAATGGCTGATTTAAGACAAGCAACATTAAGTGAATTAATACTTGAATTACAAAATAGGGATGGTATAAGGAGTATGGAAATTAAGAAAAATGAAGTCCATAAAGTTCAAGCAGCAGGATGTGATGATAGTAGGAGCAGATACATAAAAGGTGAAGGCCCAGCAATTATCCTAGAAGTTAAAAAATCTTAAGGAGAATAAAACCATGGATGAGATATTTGAGTACCTTGAAGAAATATCATACATGAATCCAAAAGTTATAAAAATAAGATTAAAAAATATGTTTAGACTTTCAGATAAGCAAGTAGAGAAAATATACTCTAAGTGGAAAAAGGAATTCATGAAATGTAAGTACAAGGAGATAACCAAAAGTGATTGATTCAAAGCTAGAAAAAATAATATGCAAAGCTATTGAGTATTATTTTAGCGGAATGGCTATAAATAAAGCTATAGAAAAAGCTTTGAAAGAAAGTAAGGGGGAGGATTAATGATTGCAAAAGAGCTTAAAATAAATGATTTAGTTGAATTCAACTTTAAGAATGAAAAACTACAAGGATTAATAAAATTCATACATCTTAACAAAAAACTAGTCAGAGTAAGAGTAATAAAAAATGGTAGAAGATGTTGGCATGAATGGATAAGAATAAATGATTTGAAATCAGTAAATAAGATGGAGTAAATAAAATGGATTGATATTTAAATATGTTAGAGTTAGGAATTAGTTTGAAACTATTACAAAATAAAAATAAATAAAAGAGAGGGTTTGAGAGAATGAAAATGCATGAACTGAAGATATTACCACAATATTTTAATGATGTTAAAAGTGAGAAGAAATCTTTTGAATTAAGAAAAAATGATAGGGATTTTGAAATTGAAGATATATTAATACTTAAAGAATTTAATCCACATGAAAAATATGAGACTATGAAAGATGATGTTTATAGTAATTTTAGTGGGAAAAAGGTATTAAGACAAATTATTTATATCTTAACAGATATAGAAGGATTAAATAAAGACTATGCAATATTAGGAGTTGAGCCAATAGATTCGGATATAGAACTTGAATGGAAATCAGATATGAATGAGTGGGGCACAATATATTGTCCATTTTTAAATAAAGAAGTTATGACATATTATCCAGTAGGAGCACCAGCATATGATTCTATAACTAATCCATTTATAAATGAAGATGGTGAAGTTTATTATTACAAATATGACCATGATGAAGGTGGCTGGTGTGAAGATATGTTTCATATGTGTGATGCAGAGGAATATATAAACTTAAAAGAAGTTCTATGGTACTAATACGCCATTCAAATATAGTAGGTATTACAATTGAATAAGGAAGGCTTTACAATAAAGTGTAATGTATGTAGAAATTCTTTAGTGGAAGATTAAATTTTAAAATTCTTAAAAGGTGTTCGTCATGAACATCTTAGATAAAATAAATAAAAACTAAAAGAGAGTGAGAGTGGATTATGTTAATAAATGAAGATTGCTATAGAAAGTTTAAGAAACACGTTGAGGATAATTTAGAAAGGTATAGTTATTATGTAATAAGCTTAGAGACTCCAGGTCTAGGAGAAGCAACAAGATGGGACAAGGTTTTTGAAAAGAGTTGTTCACCATCAGATCCAACTGCAAGGAAAGCAATTGATGATGAGTATAAAAGAACTTTAGTTAATGTTATAGAGAGTGTACTTTATAAGTTAGATTATAAATCACAAACAATAATTAAAAGGTGTTATTTTGAGGGCAATATAATAAGTGCTAGCGAGGTAATGGATGAGTTAAAAATAAGTAAAAATAGATATTATGAATTAAAGAAAATAGCATTATATAAATTTATGATGGCTTTTGGATTTTGCTAAAGAAGATCATTAACATAGTTAATCAGATGTTATTTTATATGAGCAAAATAGAGGTTAGCATTAATCAGATAGTTAAAGATAAATAAATACTTTTGAAAATATTTAAAATTGAATAGCTTGAATTATGACAGGTAGTTATATCAAATAAAAGATGATATAATTTTTATTAATAGCAAATGTAATGTGTGTTTTTATTAATAAAAGATTTATAAATTTTAGTTATATTAATGGTAATAAATTTATTTTTAAGGGGATAAAAAATGATACTTGATTATAGTGAATATATCTTTAGAAAAGGCTCTCAAGGAGTAGTGAATTTTAAACATCAAGAAAATAATGTAGATGTATTCTATGCTGAAAAAGGAGTATGTCCATTTTGTAAGATTAAAATTAAGAATGATGTATTCAGAAAGAGCTTGAGACATCCTAACATATTTGAAGGAAGTTTTGAAGAATGGGAAACAGTCATTCAATGCCCTATATGTGGTTGGTGGGAGCATGTATATCAAAATAGTAGTGATGCAATGCTTGAGGGTGTAAGGTTTTCAGAGATAAAGATAAATACATCAATATTAAGAAAATATGATGATAATAGTAAAGTGGTACCTATAAAGGCTTTAAGTGAATATATTAAGAAAAATCCTGAAAAAATTTATGGTATTCATCATAAAAAAATGGAGGAGTTAACCCAATCAATATTTAGAGAATGCTACAGTTGTGATGTCGAATTAGTTGGCAAATCCCATGATGGAGGGAAAGATTTAATTTTAATAAATGATGATAAACCTACTATAATTCAAGTTAAAAGGAGAACTAAAAAGGAGATGGCTGAACCAGTCTCTTCAATTAGAGAACTTTTAGGTACAACATTACTTCATCAATCAAAGTCTTGTATATTTGTTACTACTGCAGATCATTTCTCTAATATGGCTATAAAAGAAGCTGATAAAGCTAAACAGCTTAATTTGGTTGAAGAATTTGAACTTATTGATTACCATAGATTTATTGATATGATGCAGCTTAAAAAGAAAAATAATGAACTTATATGGAATAAACTCATAAGGCTTAAATAATAATTAGAAGTATAGCTCAGGAGGGGATAAGGTGGAGCTTCCAATATGAATAATAGGGTACCTTCTATCTTCTAAAAAAGAAATAAACAAATATAAGATAATAAATTGCAACATACCAACTTATGAAAGACCACTAAGACCAGGTAAATAGCTAAGCTATATTTAAGTAGGATAAAATAGTGAAAAAGTCAGGAAAATACAAGGAAAATATTATAGACATATGAAAAACTAATTGCTAAGATTATGGTATAGTGAGAAAAGTGTATAGATTCAGAAATAAGAAGCACAGGCGAGAGAGTTTGTGCTTTTTTATGAAGTTTAAAGGATTAGTAGTTAATAAATTACTAGTCCTTTTATTATGTTCAAAAAAGGGGTGAGAGTATGAGGATAAAGGATATATTAAAAGAAAAGCAACCAGGAACATACAGTAAGCTACATTCCAAAAAAGAAGAAAAGCTTACTGAAAAAGACATTAAAGAACTTATGAGTCATAGTGCTTATAAACGAAGTTCTAGTGGGGCAATTAGGCAGGTGAGGTAATGGATGAAATAATTCGAGGAGAAAAGGTTCCTGCTAATCCTATTCCTGAAAGAAAATATGAACAGTTTAAATATAAGCTAGAAGAAAAAAGTATAAAGTATGCTAAAAGAAATATAATGCTTTTTTATTTAGGTGTTGCTACTGGATATAGACTAGGTGATATATGTGGATTAACTATTGGAGAAATACTTGAAGCTTTAGTTGAGGATAAGTTTTCTATTCAAGAACAAAAGCAATATAAAGCATGGCAAAAATATATAAAGGAACATCCTAATTCAAGTAGGAGACCACCTAAGAAAAGAGAATCACCTATAAAAGCTAATCTTAGAAAGTTACTTAAAGATTATTGCAAAGGGAAATCTAAAAGTTCATATGCATTTGAAAGTAATAAAAAAGGTGAGCATATATCTCCAAAAGCATATAGCAATATACTTTCAGAAGTAGGAAAGGAATTAAATCTAAAAAATATTAGTGGGCATAGTCTAAGAAAGACTTATGCAACTAGACTTTGGGAATCAACTAGGAATTTAGAGTATGTAAGAATAGCATTAGGACATAAAAGTATAGAAACAACGAAGGTTTATCTAGGCTTAAATGATGAAGTTAAAGAAGGAGCTGCATCTATTGCTGATGATAGGCTTTAATTTTTTTTAAAAGCATTAATAGGCTAAAAAATACACTAGGTAAATTAGGAGCTTATTTGAAAAATTATTACTAATATATGTATGCTAAAAATGGAATGAGTAATCTATACTGTTATTACCTATTTAAAAGAAAAATCAAAATATCTTTAAAGCCTTGATATTACTAGTTTTACAATGGTTTTAATGAAATTGATAAAATTTATAAAAATTTATATTAAAAAATCATATATTCAAATTTGGGAAATATCTTAAAAAATTGCTATTTAAAAAAGTCAATTGTCCAAAATGTTAGGGGGTGTTTTTACATGGCAAAAAGCAAATTGAATGAAGTTTTAAAAAGACTGGAAGACATTGAAACATGGGCATCTATGGGATTATCAGAAAGCCAAATTTCTTATAATTTAGGGATAAGCAGATCAAGTCTTGAGAACTATAAAAAGAGCAATTTGGACATTGTAAACAGTCTGAAAAGGGGCAAAAGTAGAGCCAGTTTTAAGGTTGAAAATGCATTATATAAAAAGGCTACTGGATACGTTGTTAAAGAAACAGTTCCTTGTAAAGTTAAAGATACTTACTATGATGATAAAGGCAATAAGTGTATGAAAGAAAACATCGTTGTAGTAGAAACTGAAAAGGAAGTACCAGCAGATGTTCAAGCTATAAAGTTCTGGTTGATTAATAAAGAGAAAGGTAGATGGAAAGAGAATCCTTCAAAGGTAGAAATGGATAAGGCATTACTAGAATTAAGAAAGAAACAAGCAGAGCAGGGAGAGTGGTAATGAGTAGTGGAGTACTTAAAAGGTTTTATTCATCTGATGAATGGATTAACTTTAGACAGATTATATTACTTCAACGTAGTAAACATGATGGGATACATTGTGAAAGATGTGATAGAAGAATAGTTGTTTCAAAACATATTCAGTTACATCATATTATTGAACTTACAGAAGATAATTATAAAGATAAGATGATAAGCCTTAACCCTGATAATGTAGAAGTGTTATGCCAAGGTTGTCACAATAGACATCATAAGAGATGGAGTGGTGGAGGGCATAAAAGAAAAGAGAAGGCTGTTTATTTAGTCTATGGTCCACCAATGAGTGGAAAAACTTCTTATGTTATTGAACATATGGAAAGAGGGGATTTAGTTATAGATATGGATAGCTTATATCAAGCTGTTACCTTATTACCTAAATATGATAAGCCAGACGAATTACTTTATAATATCTTTGCTATAAGAAACTCTATAGTAGAAAATATTAAAACTAGGTATGGTGGATTTAGAACTGCATGGATTATTGGTGGATATCCGAGGAAAGTTGAAAGGGAAAGACTAGCAAAAGAAACAAGAGCAGAGTTGATATTAATGGATGTAGATAGAGATACTTGTATTAAAAGACTTAACAACTGTAATGATTATAGAAGTGAGCATAAAGAAGAATGGATTAATTATATTGATAAATGGTTTGATGAGTTTAGAAAATAATTATGGATAAATAATTATACCCCCATATAAATAATTCAATAGTTTCCCTAGGACCGTTGGAGGTGATAGGTAATTTGTGTACACACTGAAATTTTGACTTTTTTTTGAAAGGTTTTGAGAGAAAATTAGAAAGTTGGTGAGGTTGATGGATGTTAAGAAAGAATACGAGAGAATTAAATCCTTATTTGATGGAGTAGATGAGCAGCAACTTAATTTAATAGATGGAGCCCTTTGGGAATGTGCTAGATTAAGAGTTGAATTAAATGATCTACATGAAATAGTAATATCAAGTGGCTTAATAAAAGTTCATCCCCAAAATTCAACATTACAAAAAGAGTTACCAGTTTCTAAATTAATAGTTAAGACTAGAGCTAATTATTTAAATTATATTTCTAAGTTATCTAATTTACTTGGTAAAAATATAACAGATGAAGATGATGATTTAGGCGATTATGAATAATAATATTTTAAGAGATAGTTGGATACTAAAATATATTGATTTGATTGATAAAGGTGAAGAGATAGTTGGAGAAGAGTTATATATTCAACTAGAAAAGTTAAAGAAGGAATTAACAGATCCTATTTATCAAAACATAATGAATATAGAAATTGATTTAGATGATTCTGAAAAGCATATAAAATTCATAGAAAATGAATGCAAACACTTTGAAGCACCTTATGCAGGTAAGCCATTTATACTAGAGGTATTTCAAAAAGCTTTTATAGAAGCAATCTTTGCTATAAAAATGTATGATGAAGAAGTTGGAAGGTATGTCCGTAAGTATCAGGATATACTTTTTTTAGTAGGAAGAAAGAATGGTAAAACTCCACTAATAGGAGCTATATGTTTATCAGAGTGGTTTTGTGGTGAAATGGGTAAGAAAATATTATGTGCTTCTAATGACTTTGAGCAAGCCGATTTAATGTTTCAAGCTATAAATTCCATGAGGGAAGAAAGTAAGACATTAGAAAAGGTTACTAGAAAAAATCTTAAAGGTATTTATTTTGGAAACCCTAGAACTAAAAAGAAAAAAGGTAAGTTTAGTTATCAAAATAAAGGTAGTATAAGAAAACTATCAGCTAAATCAGGAGCAAAAGAAGGAAGAAATATTGGTGTTGGTGCAGTTGATGAAGTTTTTGAAATGGAAGATGATAGCTTAGTTATGCCTATAAGACAAGCTCTGTCAACTCAGGATGAACCACTTTATTTTGAATTAACTACAGAAGGATTTACTCAAGATGGATATCTAGATAAAAGATTAATTGAGGCTAGGAAGGTTTTAAATGGTGAGAAGCAAAATGAAAGATGGCTTATTTGGTTATATACTCAAGATTCAGAAGAGGAAGTATGGGAAGATGAAACCACATGGGCTAAAAGTAATCCTGGTATAGGAAAAATTAAAAAGTGGTCATTTCTTAGAAGAATGATTGAAGAAGCAAGAGATAGCTCAAGTACTAAGGCATTTGTTTTAGCAAAAGACTTTAATGTTAAACAGAATAACGCTCAAGCGTGGTTAAGTAATAAAGATATTGAGAATACTTTAGAAGCTAATATTGAAGATTTTAAAAATAAAATTGCAATAGGAGCAGCTGATTTATCTGAAACTAATGATTTAACTAATGCTAGAATTATATTTTATGATCCTAAAACTAAATCTAAAACAACATTCTCAAAATATTTTATTCCTGAATCTAAATTAAGGGATATGGAAGAAGGAGAAATGAAAGAAAAGTTTAAAAAGTGGATTAAGGGTGGATACATATTTGTATGTTCTGGTAATGAGGTTGAACAATCAGATGTAGTTGAATGGTTTGTAATGCTATATAAAAAATATAGGATTAAGGTTTATATGACTGGATATGATAAATGGCAAGCTAAAGCATTTAAAAAGGGAATGGAGGACTATGGGTTTGATGTTGAAAAAATAGGCCAAGCTTTTGAATTATCTGCAGCAATGAGTTCAGTAGAAGCAGATTTGAAGGATAAGCTTTTAAATTATAATCAAAATCCAGTTGATAAAATGTGCTTAAGCAATGTATCTGCTAAATGGAAAAGCAGTGGTATGCAAAGAGCACCAGTAAAAGTACAAGGTAAACCTGATAATTGGATTGATGGAGCTGTTACATTACTAATTGCTTATGAGACATTAAATAGATATAAAAAAGATTATATGGATATAGTAGGGAGGTGATTAAGATAGGATTTTTTAATCTTATAAACAAAGCTAAGCAAAAAAATATCAATATGAAGTATGCAAAAATGATGAATGGATATACTCCAGTATTTAATCAATTTGGAAATGATATATATGCTAGTGATATTGTTCAAAATGCAATATCAATTATTTGTAATGATATGAGTAAATTATGTCCTAAACATATTAAGATAAATCCAGAAGATGAAATGCAAACAGTAATTAATGATGAGTTAAATAGGTTATTAAAATATGGACCTAATCCATTAATGACTACAAGTGACTTTATATCAAAAATTGTCTTCCAATATGAATACAATAAAAATGCTTTTATATACCCAACTTACGATAAGATCATGTTAGGTGATAACAAATATAAAAGATATTATACTGGATTATGGCCGTTAAATCCAAGCTTAGTAGAGTTCTTAGAAGATACCACAGGAAAGCTTTTTATAAGATTTTATTTTGCAGATGGTGAGCCTTATATATTACCTTATGAAGATGTAATTCATTGGAGGAAAGATTATAGTCTAAATGATTTTATGGGTGGGGATGAAACAGGAAACCCTAATAATAAGGGCCTTTTAAAGTTGTTAAATGCAAATGATACAATATTACAAGGTATCGAAACTGGAGTTAAAGCAAGTTTTGCAGTTAGAGGAATTATTAAAATAAACACATTGCTTGATGATGAGAAACAGGAAGAGGAAAGAGCAAAATTTGAAGAAAAGATGAAAAATACTAAGAGTGGTATTTTACCTATTGATAATAAAGGTGACTATATTCCAATTACTATAGATCCTAAGTTTATAGATAAAGACACAATGGAATTTATAGATAATAGAATCTTAGCACATTATGGAGTATCAAGAGCTATATTTAATGGGGATTTTACTGAAGAACAATATCAAGCATATTATGAAAAGAAACTAGAGCCTATGGTTATGAGTTTAGGAAGAGCATTTACTAAGACTTTATTTACTCAAAGGGAATTAGAAATAGGTCATGAAATTATTTACTACCAACAAGGGTTAATGTATATGAATACAAGTAATAAAATAAATGCAGTTGATATATTAACTAGGATAGGTACTTTAACAGATAATCAAGTACTAGGAGCCTTTGGATATCCACCATTTGAAGGTGGAAATATAAGAAGAATGTCTCTTAATTATATAAATAGGGATATAGCTGACCAATATCAATTACAGAAGTCAGTAACTAAAGGAAGGGAGGATAAGAATGAGTAAATTTAAAGGTGAACAAAGACTAATAGAGATGAGAGCTGTAGATAATGAAGAAGGAAAAATGATAATTGAAGGTTATGCAATAACATATGATCAACCAGCAACTCATATTTACGGTGCAAGAAAATTTACAGAGATAATAAAACGTGGAGCTTTAGATTTTACTGATATGTCAGATGTTCCACTTAGATATAACCATAATGATACCTGGTGTATTATGGCTAGAACTAGAAATAATAGTTTGCAGCTTATAAAAGATGAGAAAGGATTAAAAATAATAGCAGAGTTAATTGATACTCAAAGTAACCGAGACATCTATAAATCTATCCAAGAAGAATTGATTGATAAGATGTCTTTTGCATTTACTGTTTCTTCAGGAGGAGATACTTGGACCTATGGAGATGAGGAAACACTTAGAACAGTTACAAATATCAAAAAATTATATGATGTCAGCGTGGTGGATACCCCGTTTTATGATACAACTTCTGTATTTGCAAGAAGTTTTGAATTGCTGGAGAGTAACTTGAAACAGCTGGAGAGCTTAGACTTGAGAAAAAGGAAGTTAGAACTAAGATACAAGTATAAAAATAATTAATGAAGAGGAGAATGTACAATGAATTTAGAACAATTATTACAACAAGCAAGAGAAAAGAGAGCTGCTTTATATGAAAGTATTAAAACAGCAGCAACTATGGAGGAAGTAGATAAAATTGAACTAGATATCAGAAAAGCTGAGATAGACATTAAAAGTTTAGAGGAGCAAATCACTTTAAGAGATGCAGGAGCGGCAGGGGACCCAGCAGCTAGAAGCTTAAGTAATGAACCAGAACAAAGAAACCTTAATCCATTAGGAACGTATGGTAGAGGTATGAGCAATAGAGCTGCTGAAGGTGTAGATGAAGATATCTATGGTTCTTTAGCTTATAGAACTGCATTTAGGAATTATGTTGTTAATGGTACTCCAATTCCAGAAGAATATAAAAATGCTGAAGAAAGGGCAGATGCTCTTACTGTAGTAGGTGATGCAGCAGCAGTAATTCCAACAACTATTATGAATAAAGTTATAGAAGATCTAACAGTTGAAGGTAAAATAATTAATAGAATTACTCAAACTTCATTCCAAGGTGGGGTTAAAATTCCGATAGCGGATATTAATCCAACAGCTACATGGTTAGCATCAGAAGAAGAAGTATCAGATGAACAAAAAGCAGAAATGAAAGCAAGTGTTTCATTTAGTTATCATGTACTAGAAGCTAAGGTAGCAATAGGATTATTAACATCAACAGTAACGCTTGGTATGTTTGAATCAACTGTTATTAAGCAACTTAAGAAAGCTATGATAAAAGCTATTGAAACTGCGGTTATTGCAGGTACAGGTTCAGGTCAACCTAAGGGGTTAACAAAATATACTTTACCAGCAGAGCAAATAATTGAATTTACAGATAAAGAAATTGGTACAGTTAAGGGCTGGGCTAGAGCAGAAGCTGCTATCCCTGAAGCTTATGAGGATAGTGAAATATATCTAATGAATAAGCAAACTTGGGAAATGCACTTAAATGGAATGACTGATACAAACGGTCAAAAAATAGGTTTAGGAAAGATTAATGAAAAAGGTCAAAAAATTCTTAATGGGAGAGAAGTTTTAACTACTGATAAATTCCCTGGATTTGATAATGCAGAAGCAGGAGCTATTTTTGGAGCTTTAGTTAATTTAGAGGATTATATTTTAAATTCTAACTTAGCAATGTACTACAAGAAATACTTTAATGAAGATAAGAATAAGTGGATTCATAAAGCTTTAATGATAGCTGATGGTCAAATGGCTATTGGCGAATCAGATTCAAAGCTTGTAGGAGCAAAGGGATTAATTTATTTAAAGAAGAAAGCAACAGTATAGGTGAGTAATGGAGAAACTTCTTGAGAATGTAAAAGTTGAATTAGGTATAACTATTAATGATGAATTAATCGATAAAAATATAACTTTAAAGATTAATGCAGTAAAAGGTTATCTTGAAAATGGTGGGGCAAAGATAGATATAAATAATATATCTGGTGAAACTCTATCATGCATTGCAATAGGAGTTAATGATCTATTAAATAATAAGGCTGGAGAGACTAAATTTTCTCCAGCTTTTAATATGCTTGCAATGCAAATATGCAGGAGGTGATTGTATGCAATTTATTAATCCAATTTATTTAGTTGAAAATCAAAATTGTACTTCGGATGATAATGGAGATATAAAGAATAATCCAATACAAAGAAAAGTGCTAGCTGATATTGAATCAATAAAACAAACTGAGTTCTATCAAGCTCAAGCTAATGGACTAAAGCCTGAAATTACTTTTATAGTAAGAAGTTTTGAATATAAGGGTGAAAAAAATATAAAGCATGGTGAGAAAAATTATAAGCTACTAAGAAGTTTTGATAGGTTAGATGGATTTACTGAGTTGGTTTGTATAGGAGTTGTTAATAATGTCAGTTCCTAAATCAGTAATAAAGATTAAGAAAGGTAATATTGAATATATTTCTTCTGTAGATAGAGTTCAATATACTATAGCTGAACTAAGTAGAGCAGCTTTAAGGGATGTTGGTAAGTTTATTTGTAATAAGTTTAGAAATGGTTACTATGGGATGTTTAGAAGAAAAAAAGGTAATGTAGGTAGATATACTCAGTATTGGGTTAGAAGAAAAGAATGTGATTTACAAGTTGGAATTAAGCCCAATGCCTTTTATGGGGGATTCCAGGAGCTAGGCAGTAGCAAATCAAAAAAATATGGATTATTACAAAAGACGGTAAGTGAAAGTATTCCAGAAATAGTTGTAATTGAATCAAAGTATCTTAGTGCATTAGAAGATGAAGCTAGTGCATTATCAATGATTGAAGAAGAGGAATACGAAGGTGGTGCAGATGGTTAGTAATACCTTAGAGTTAAGAAAAGATATAAAGAAAATTTTATCTGAAGTACATGAAAGAGTATTTTATAGAAGAGCAAGTGATAAAGCTCTTTATCCATATTTAACTTATTCAATTAGTGATATATATGGAGCAAAAGTATTAGAGCTTGATATATGGAATATTGATGTAAAAGATAGCACTATAACCATAGAAACTATTGCAGATAATATTCAAAAGACTTTAGAAGGATATAAATTAACAAATGAAAATCATAGCATAATTTTATATTACAATGAAGATAGAAAATGGATAGATGACGAAGATAAGAGAATTCAAAGAATTAATTTAAGCTATGAAATTAGATATTACGGAAAGGAGTAAATTATGGGAAAAGTTAAAAGTGGGTTTAGTAAGCAAACAAAAGAAAATTTACTAACTGGTGCAGGAGCTTTTTTTAAGAACTTTAATGTAGGTGTAGATACCTATGAAAGTGCTAAAGAAGCAGGAAAGTTAATAGGTGCAACTCAAGGTGGTGGAGAGTTTAAAGCAGTAGCAACAGTTAGGCAAATAGAAGCAGATGGAGTTGCTGGTAAGGCTAAAGGTTTAGAGTTAATAGATAGCTGGGAAGTAAGTCAATCAATGAGTTTATTAGAAACAACTCCAGAAACTATAAAACTTGCACTTGGAGCAGCAGATATAGATATTTCTAGTAATGGAGAATATGAAATTATATCAGGTAGAAGTGAAATAAAAGATGAGGACTACCTTGATAATTTAACATATATCGGAACTATAACAGGATCAGATACTCCAGTAATAATACAAATATTTAATGCTCTTAGTACAGATGGATTAAATATAAAAACAGAAGATAAAAAAGAAGCAGTACTTGGAATAACTGTATATGGACATTACACAGAAGATGACTTAGATTCACCACCATACAGAATATACTATCCTAAGAAGAAAAATGTTGCTACTCCAGTAGCTAATGTAAAAGGTGGAACTTATACAGAAAGTAAGAGTATAACTCTTTCAACATCAACAGAGGAAGCAACTATAAAGTACACTACTAATGGTTTTGAACCAACCTCAAAAGATACTACTTATTCTACAGCGATAACAGTAGATAAAAATACAATATTAAAGGCAAAGGCATTTAAGAGTGGAGTTCCAGACAGTTTAACATTAACAGAAACTTATATAATTGAAACAAATTAAGAGAGTTTTATGCTCTCTTAATTTTATATGTGGAGGTATTTAAATGAGAAATTTACAAACAAAAGACATATTTATTATGTCTAGATTAATAATGTCATTAAATTTAAAAGAAGAGCTAAAGAATATAGCAAGTAAAGTTGATAAAAATTCTGATATTAATTCAGTTGGATATGAAGTGTTTTTTACTATACTAGGTAAGTGTACAGATGAAAGTTCTGAAAAGAAAATATATGAATTCTTATCAGGGCCACTAGAAATTAAAGCAGAAGAAGTTGAAACTATGGATCCATTGGATTTACTAGAAAAACTTATGGAAGTTGCTAATGTAGATAAGTGGAAACTTTTTTTATCCAAAGCTTCACAGTTGATAAAGTAGAAACTGAGGAGCTTTTATTAAAGAGATATAGCAATATAGAATATATTTTGAACCTTTATTTTGAGGAAGGTTGTGAGTTAATATCTAAAGCTTATGAAAAGGAATCAGAAGATAGACTTTGGGAACAGTGGTTAGTTGACTATAGATTAATGGATAAAGAAACTTTTATAGGCTTTGAAGAGTATAAGAACAAAAGTAGAGTTTCAGCTATTAAAGTAGATGAGAAACTAACTAAAGAGCAAATTGAGGATAAAGTAAAGGGCATTATAGAACTAACTTTATAGAAAGGAGGTTAGTACTTTGGCAATAGAAATATTTAAGCTTATGGGTTCTATACTTGTAAATAATGATGAAGCAAACAAAAGCATCTCTAAAACTGATGAAAAAGCGGAAGGGTTAGGAAATAAGTTTTTAAAGGGAGCAGGTACAGTTGCTAAATGGGGAACAGCAATTGCAGGAGCTGCTGCTGCTGGTGGAGCTGCTTTATTTGGAATGGCAACTAAATCAGCAGAAGTTACAGATAGAATTGATAAGCTTAGTAATAAAATAGGTATATCAAAACAAGGATTTCAAGAGTGGGATTATATATTAGGACAAAATGGAATGGATGTCGAAAAACTTCAAGTAGGAGTAAAAACATTAGTTAGCCAAATGGATGCAGCAGCTGGTGGAAGTAAGAATGCTAGTGAAGCTTTTGATAAACTAGGGTTATCCTGGAATGATGGAAATGGAAAGCTGAAAAATCAGGAAAGTATGATGAATGAAGCTATAATGGCCTTAGCCAATATGGAAAATGGTACCGAGAAAGCTAGACTTGCAACTCAACTCTTTGGTAAAGCAGGAGTTGAAATGATGCCTATGCTTAATAATGGAGCTCAAGGTATTGAAGATTTAAAAAACCGTGCCCATGACTTGGGACTTGTATTAGGTGATGATGCTGTTAATGCTGGCGTAGTTCTTGGAGATACATTGGATGATGTAAAATCATCATTTAGTATGATAGGAACTCAAATTGGAGTTAAAGTCATGCCCCTTATTCAGAGTTTTGCTGATTGGATTTTATCTAATATGCCAATAATCCAGACAGTTTTAAGTGGTGCTTTTAGAGGAATAGAACTTTTTGTATCATTTGTAGTCAGAGGAATTACTACAATAGCAGATTCTGTAAATGATAAATTCGGTTGGATAATAGATAAAGTTCTTGAAATGAGGGACACATTTAATAACTCTATGGAAGAGTTTGATGATTATGGTCAAGCTTTTAAATCTATGTTAGAAGTAATAACAGGCCCAATAGGAGGTTTACCTATTTTTGAGGAGATAGGAAAAGTGATGTCAGCAATTCATGAAATAATAGCAAGAGTTAAGAATGGAGAAGGAATAGCTGAAGCATTTAAAGCTGCTTTTGAATGGAGAGATTCAAGTATAGGAAATGCATTGATAGATCTTATGGACTTTTCTATAAATATATTTAAAAGTATAGAATCTGTTATAAGAACAGTAATAGAAAATCTAGGGCCAATTTTTGAAGGATTAAAGAATTTATTTAGTATTACAATTAGTGCATTAGTTACTACCTGGGAAAGTTTTGGGAAGCCTATGTGGGATTTTTTTGTTGAAGCAATTAAAAAGGTGGCAGAAGTATTTAGTTATGTATTTCCTATAGTAGCTAATATTTTCGCTGGAGCTTGTGAAACATTAAATAATTTATGGATTAGCATATTACAACCTTTATTTCAGGCTATAGGTTCATTTTTACAGGCAGTGTTATTACCGATATTTTCATCAACTTTTGATTCGATTCTAAATGTTGTTAAATGGACCTTTGGATTTGTTGGTATATTATGGACTAGTGTATTAAAGCCTATTCTAGATGGTATCATCAATTTTATTGGGGGTATTTTTAGTGGGAACTGGTCACAAATCTGGACTGGAATAATTCAAATATTAAGCGGGATATGGGGAGCCATAAAGATGATCCTATGGTCGCCAATAGAATGGGTTATTAATAAAATAAGTGGAATAATAGAAAGTATAGTATCACCATTTAGACGAGCAGCAGATTCAATAGGAAACATATGGAGCAGTATTAAATCTGTATTTAAATTACCGCATTTCACACTCAATGGCACATTAAATCCATTGAAATGGATAGACCAAGGTATGCCTAAAATAGGTGTTGATTGGTACTACAAAGGTGGAATTTTTACAGAGCCAACTGTTTTGCCAGGTGGGATAGGAGTAGGAGATAAATTTAATGGTAAAGGATCTAATGCAGAGGCTGTTATTCCACTTGATAGTATGTACGAAAATATAAGAGGAATTGTAAGAGAAGAAGTTAATGTAGATAAAGAACAAGTTTTTATCGTAAATAACTATATGGATAGTGAACAAATAAGTCAGTATACCTATAAGAAAGTAAATGGGAAACTGGTTCTAAACTCAAGGCAGGTGAGATAATGTTAATAGATTCAATTAATATATCTAGCTTCAATGCTAAGTTATTAAAAGTAGATATTGATACACAAGAGTTAAGTAATGTAAGTGAATGGCCAACTGGTACATTAAACCCTATATTTTTAGAAAATAGGAAAAAATTTAAAAAAATAGAATTAGAGTTAGCATTTAAAGGTGAATCAAGAGATTTAATATTAAATAATATAAGCAATTTTATGAGTAAATTAACAAGAGAAGTTGTACTAACGTTAGATAGCTACGCTAATAAATACAGATGCATTTTATCTGCAAATACAACTGAAAAAACAGTATCTAAACATATGTATAAGAAGAAGTTAACCTTCCTAGGGTATGAATTTGCAAATGAGAAAATCGAAACAATGAATAGAGTAACATCTAAAACTATTAATGTAGCAGGAAATCAAGTAACTCCTGCCATAGTTGAAATTACTCCTAGTATTGCTTTAGTGGATTTAACTATTACAGGGCTAGATGAAGATTTTATTAAGATAAAAAATATAACAGCTAGTAAGAAGATAATTATAAATGGAGAAGATGGAACAGTTATAGTAGATGGAGCAAATAAGTATGGTGATACAGAAATGTGGAGCTTTCCAAGTTTGAAACCAGGAGTGAATACTATAACAGTAGATAAAAGTAGTGTAGATATAACAATAAAATATAAACCAAGATATATATAAGGAGAGAAGACAAATGAGTAAGATAAAAATAACTAATATAAATATGGTAAATGGATTAAATACACTAGCAGTTTTAGCAGGTACTAAATTACCTATAAAGATAAGCTATGCAGTAAAGAAAAATATAGAGATAATTGCTAGAGAACTTAAAACATATGATGATGAAAAAGCAATATTGATAGATAGATTCGGTCAGAAAGATGAAGAAGGAAATTTAAAGACAGAAGGCAATAAATGCTTTATTGATGATGTAGAAGGTTTTAACAAAGAGATTACGGAACTGAATAATATAGAAAATGAAGTTGATTTTTATGATATATCTTTAGATTCTCTCTTAAATTCAAATATAGAATTAACTACAGCAGAATTAACAAGTATTGAATTTTTACTTAAGTAACATTATATAAACTTCTATGAAAGGAGGGCTAAATTGTTACAACTATATGATGTAAATAGAAATAAGATAAAAGGCTTAGTAGCATATAAAGATTATTGTATAGAAAGTGCTCTTAAAACTGGAGATAAGACACTTTCTTTTTTATATCCAAAAAGACTTGGGAAGGAAATTAAAAATGAGGGATATATAAGAACTAAGACGGATGAATTTGTAATTAAGTCTATAGATAGTTCTGAGGATTGGTTAACTATAAACGCAAGTCTTAATGTAGAAGACTTAGAGGGAGAAGCAAGGGAAAGTTTTACTTGTTTAGAGGAAACTATAAGTAAGTGTTTAGATTTGGCTTTATCTGGTACTGGATGGACTGCAAATGTTACAGGAGTAACTAAAAAGAGAACTGTAAGAATGACTAACTGTAATAGTTGGGATATTATACAACAAGCTAGAAAGACTTATTTAGTAGAGTATAAATTTGACACTATAAATAAGATTATCTATGTTAAGGAAAAACAAGGGCAAGATAAAGGAACTTACTTCACAGAGGATTTAAACTTGAAAAAGTTAGATATAAATAACGATAGTTATGACTTTTTTACAAGGATTAAACCTATTGGGAAAGATGGACTTAAGATTGATGCTAATGGCAAAGACTACTTAGAAAACTATCAATATTCTAAAAAGGTTAAAACTCTTATTTGGAAAGATGAAAGATACACAGTAGCTTCCAGTCTATTAGAAGATGCAACAATAAAGCTTAATGAATTAAGCAAACCTCGTGTAGCTTATGCAGTAGGTATTATAGACCTTGCTAAGTTAAATACTAAATATAAAAATATTTTAGATTATAGTTTAGGAGATACCATTTATCTTTTATCTAAAGAAAATCGGGTACGGGAAAAGCAACGTATAGTTAAGATAAAAGAATACCCAGATGAACCAGAGCGTAATAGTTGTGAAATAGCCAATACTATCTTAACTTTTGAGGATATACAAAAGGAATATGCAGACACAACAGATACAGTAAACAATATTACTTCTGATAATGGGACAGTAAGTGAAAATGCTATTGCAAAAGCAGTGGAGAAACTTACAATCAATAAAGTTGAAATGAATAAATTCACAGCTCTTGAGGGGACTGTAGGAAGTTTAACTGTAAATAAGTTAGATGTAGATAAAGCAAATATAAAATTTGCTAAAATAGATACAGCGATAGCTAAGAAAATAGAAGTAACAGACTTAAATGCAGATAATATAAAATTTGAAGTTGCAGAAGGTGGAACTTTAAACTTGCAAACATTACTTTCTAAATTCATTACAGGAGAAAGTGGTCAGTTCTTAAATCTTACATCTAGCAATGTAGTAATAGATAATGCAGTTATAAAAGGCTTGATAGCTCCTAACATTAGTGTAGGAGATTTAAAGGCTGGTAATATAGATTCTAATAGATTCAATATAGTTGGTACAGATGGAAACTTACTTATTAAAGATAACACTATACAAATAAAAGATAGTGCAAGAGTAAGAGTTCAGATAGGTAAAGATGCTAGTGGAGATTATTCCATGTATGTATGGGATAAGCAAGGGAATTTAATGTTTGATGCATTAGGTTTAAAATCTAGTGCTATAAAAGATAAAATAATTCGTGATGATATGGTTGCTGATAATGCTAATATAAATGGTTCTAAACTTAATATTAGCAGTTTAATAACAGAAGTAAATAAAGATAATACACAAACATTAAAAGCTAGTAGGATATCCTTTGATAGTACAGGACAAAGTTTAGAAGTAAGTTTTAATAGTCTTAAGAGCAATGTAGATAATATGGAGATAGGGGGAAGGAATCTACAAGGAAACGCTGACTTTAACAAACCTTTAAGTGGTACATGGAGATATGATGCACAATTTATGAGTATAAATGAAGAAATATTATGTGATGGTTATAAATCTGTAAAAATATTAAGAACAAATGCAACTACAACAAGTACAAGGTATCTTTATACAGGTGGAGGAGTTATTCCAGCAAAATATGGAGAAGAATTTACAATGTCTTTTATGTACTATATTCCAGAGGATGTTGAACAAGAAATAGATGGAACTTTCCAAGCTGGGGTATGGTTCTATAAAGACGGTAATGCTGGTGCTGGAAGTACAAGAAAAAACTTAGAAAATGAGATTGTTAAAGGTAAATGGATTAAAGTTGTAGTTAGTGGAAAGGCAAAGAATGTTGACACTAAATCCGTGGCTTTTGTTATTGGATTTGATAAAAATTGTGAAGTATATATTTCTAAACCAAAGCTAGAAAGAGGAAATAAAGCAACAGATTTTACAGTAGCTCCAGAGGATGTAGAAGAAAAAATAGAATCCAACACAACAGCAATAACGGTGGCACAAGGAAAGATAGAAGGATTAATAAAAGAAAGCACTATAAATAAAAGTGATGTAACTACATTAAAAGATAACTATACAAGTATTAAAGCTACAGTAGATGGAATTAATACAACAGTAGCTAGTCATACAAGTAGTATAGGGAACCTAACCACAGATTTAAGTGGAGTATCTGGAAAAGTTGCAACAATAGAAAATAAACAAGCTACTTTAGAACAAAACTTAAATGGATTTAAGACTACTGTAAGTAATACTTATAGCACTAAAACAGAACTAAATACTGCAAAGATAGATGCAATAAATAGTGCGAATAACTCTACGGATAATAAATTAAAAAATTATTCTACAACAATAGCTATGAATACAGCAATTACTCAAAGTGCGAATAGCGTAAAAACAGAGGTTTCTAATACTTATTTAAGCAAAGGAGAGGCTACTAACACTTATGCTACTAAAGCAAGTATGGAGTTAACAGCAAATCAATTAAAATTAGATTTTAGTAGTAGTGGCGGATACAATTTAATAAAAGATAGTAATTTAATTAATAACGATAAGTTTTATTGGTGGCATCCTTATGTAGGAAGTTTTTATTGGCAAAGAAATTCAGGACAAGTTGGAATTTATACAAGAGTAAATGAAGCTACTGCAATATATCAAACTGTTCAAGTAAAACCATATACAACATATACACTTTCTGCAGTATTAACTCCAGAAGTATCTACATCTGGAGCAGTTTTAATAATTGAACTTCCCCAAGAAAATGGTAGGGGAATAAAATCAAATATAGTAGAAGCTGGAACTAGTAGAAGAGAAAGTATTACAATAACAACACAAAATTCAACAGAAATGAAAATAGCTGTTAAACACTTAGGTTCTAAAAACAATACTGGAGGATATGTTTGTTGGATAAAAGATTTATTACTAACAGAAGGTAAGTTATTGTTACCTTGGACACCGAATCCGAATGAGGTTTACTCAGGAAACACTATTATAGATGGTTCTGGAGTTGAAATAAGCAATGGAGCATTAACAGTTTTAAATAATTCCGGACAAGTAATGTTACAAGGAGATTCTGCTGGGAATTTAATTTTTGAAGGTAGATTACAACCATCTGACCACATTATAAAATTGTTCGGTGAAGAGTGTAGAATAGATGCGGATCAAAATATATTAAGAATTCAAAAAAATAGAGAAACATATATTTCTATAGATAACAGTGAATTAGCCTTTTATACAACAGGAAATAATAAAATGGCAATGGCATTTGAACCAGGAGCAAATACAGCATTAAGAATATGGGGGAACCGAAGTGGAGGAACTCTTAAATTTAGAAGAGATATATACGCAGTAGAAAGTAGAAATAGTTCCGATAATGGCTATGGAAGCTTTATTGCTAGTGCTTTTAATAATGCTTCTAGTAGAGAGTTTAAGACAGATATAACAGAGCCTACCGATATTGACTTTATAAATATACTTAAGAATAATCACATAAAGAAATATAAATTAAAAGCAGATATAGAAAGATTAGAATCATTCCCTACCGCAATAGATAAAGACGGAAAAGGAATGGAAATATATGCAGATGAAAAATTAGGATTTATATTAGAAGAACTAACAGAAGAAGCTAAATTATTATTAAATCCACGAAACACTCCCGGAATTGATTCCTATAGTATGTGTAGTATGCTTTGGGGAATAGTACAAGAACAGCAAAAAAGAATAGAAGCATTAGAGAACTTACAATAGTAGGTTCTTTTTAATTTATGAGAAAGAAGGTGCAAGATGAATGATATAACAACACTATTTAATACATTTGTATTTCCTGTAGCTTTATGTATTTTATTAATATGGTTCATGTATAAAAAGATATGGCCAAGGATAGAAACAACATTAGATAGGGTTACTAAAACGAATGAGGAACTAAGTACCAGTAATAGGATTTTAACAGAAAACTTAGTAGAAAAAGTAGACAATATGGATAATAAGCTTGATAAAGTATTGAAAGAGAAAGGAGAAATAGCATGAGCAAATTAGTAACTAAAATAACTAGTCTTATAGAGGTTAAAAAGATTATAGCATTATTAGTTATAACAGTATTTTGTATTCTAAGTGCTAGAGAAGTAGTAAGTACAGAGCAATTTACTACAGTCGCAATAATGATCGTATCTTTTTACTTCGGACAATCTACAGTAAAAGGTACAGTAAAATCTACTAAGGAGCAGGAGTAATCTTGCTTCTTTTAATTTATAAAATTTTAAATCTGAAAGGTGGAATTTTAAATGGCGTTAATTAAAAATTTAATACCAGAAAGTCAATATTCAACTAAGTGTCCTTATTCAATGACACCAAAAGGGATATGTATTCATAATACAGCCAATGATGCTCCAGCTATAAATGAAAGAAATTATATGGCTAGGAGGGATAATCAGAATGAAGTATCATTTCATATTGCAATAGATGATAAGGAAGCTATACAATGTATTCCATTCAATAGAAACGCTTGGCATTCAGGAGATGGAGGAAGTGGACAAGGTAATAGAAATTATATAGCAGTAGAAATATGTTATTCAAAATCAGGTGGAGAGAGATTTATAAATGCAGAAAAAAGAACTGCTAGAGAAGTTGCGGCATTATTAAAAGAATATGGATGGGGAATATCTCAAATTAGGAAACATCAAGATTTTAGTGGGAAATATTGTCCTCATAGAACATTAGATATGGGATGGCAAAGATTCTTAAACATGGTTCAAATAGAATTAAATAATTTAAATATTAATCAATATATTAAGGAGGAAATTAAAGTGGATTATATAATTCAATATTCAAATTCAACAGATCAGGCTATAGCGGAGATAATGGCAGATAGATTAAATTGTCCTACTATTAATTGTTTAAGACCATATGCTTTTTATGGACAATATAAAACAGTAATTGCAGTAGGAGAGGCTAAAAATAAAAGTGGATATACTAATGTAGAAATAAAGGGAGCTAATAGAAAAGAAACATTAGATAAAGCTATAGAGTATTGTGAAAAATTAGGAAAGTAG